GAGCGCATCGGCAAACTCTTCGTGTTGGGCTTCCGTCCACTTGGAGGGGTCGGGACCAAAGTGGCGAAACTTTCGGAAAGTCTTCGCTTGGATGTTTTCGATTCGCAATTTGTCCATGCCCGACGCCTGCCGGACCCACACCTTGCGACCATCGTTCAGTTCAATCTCTTTCTTCAAAACAGGCACTCTTACTCACCTCAAAATTACACGTCATAGACGTGTTCCAAAGAGCCACTACACTACTTGGGCTCATGGAAAATCACCATCAGGGCGCGGCCTCATAGGAAATGACGGCCATGTAGTTGTTCCCAACGGCTTTTCGCACAATGTTCAAACTCAGCAGTTCGGTTCCCGCTGAAAGAGCGCGAAGCGCAGTTTGAATCTCGGAATCAATGGTTAGAAGCGTTCCGTAAACAGTCGTGACGCTTACGTTTGATGGGTTGTTGATGGGCATTTAAGCACCACCTCAGAACGTATCGGAGTTCGAGAGTTCGTTCGTGGAGGTCACAACACATTGGGACATAGCGTTTGCATCGGCAAGGTCATACAGGGCGTGGAAATTGACGGTCATCGTCTGTGAATCACGACCACTCACGGAGGTCTCAGGCATCTCATACTGCACCTTGAAGAAGTCAAAGCGAACGTCGTCAGCCGCGCCTGCACGGAAGAGAACCGAAAGAGCGGGAGTGCTGCTGCCGGGGTTCACCAGACCGGCGTTGCTTGCCGTGGTAGCACCGCGCAGTTCCTCAAAGTAAGGTTCAGCGGAAGCCACGTCACCCGACAAAAGGGACTTGTGGAAGGTAATGCTGCCGGTAATTTCGCGGGTCGTCACAGGAGGCGCACGAATGCAGGTGTCGGAAGCCAGAGAATAGGAGTTGTCCATGTCTCGGTTCGTCTTGATTTCAAAGTCAATGCTCTGAACGAGAGCCGAGTAGTTGGCGTCAGTAGCCGTGTCTTCAAACTCGACGAAGCATTGGGCGAAGTGGGCGGCGTCACCCGTGTAGCCCGTGACGGTAGTGGCGAGGGTAGCGTCAGCATCGTTCTGCTTCGCACCCATCGTTGAAAACGAAATCATCGCGTATTCGCCCATGTTGGCTGAGACGCTGATGCTCTCGATAACTTGTCCGGCAAAGATATGTTCGACTTCGTCACGACCAACGCGGAAGGTGTAGGACGGCAAGACGGTGCTTGCATCAATCCCAATCTCGCTGAAGGTGTGAGGACCCGAGCCGGTGTTGTTGCTGTGAACACCGTAAATGCCCATCAGGATATTCGCAAGGAACTTGTCGGGCTGAAGGGCCATAGTAGCACCTCCCTCAGCACTTTGGCGACCAACGACGGTCTTCGCCGCGCCGTAGTAGTTCATGTCGTTGCGCTTTGCGATGTCGTAAGTGTTCTGGAAAGATTCACTTTCGATTTCGCCAACGGCGGTTGCCGCTACAGGCGTGTTATAGGTGCTTTCCTTGCCGATGCTAACGTAGCGCGTGTGGTGCGAGTAAGCCATGAAAAAGAGAATGGCTTTGTGTCTTATGAATGATTCGTCAGACTTCTCGAAGGAACATCCGAACCTTTTTCATGTAGTTGATGGTTAAAGCATGAACACAAACGACTTCGTCGTCGTCCACCTTTGAGTCAAGGCGCGTATCATACCCAATGATGGAGTCCACGCCGTCTTGTCGTCCCGTCAGAGAATAGAGTTCATCAAACACTTCGCCCATAATGCTCATGCCGAGACGGTATGCGTTGCGATAATCCGTGCCGCGAGTCGTCACATAGATGATAACATCATACCTCTGGTCTGTGCGAGTTCCGGCAAGCGTCAAAAAATCGGGAGACTCCACGCGGGTAGTGACGACGTGAATCGAAGGTGGGTGGATGCGGTTAATCATCGCTTGGGAAGACAGGTCATACCCATACACAATCGCACCGTCGCCAACGTGAGTCTTGATGAAGAATCGCTTTGAGTCCTTCAGAATGTCCACAATGCTAATGCCCGTTCTGAGCAACGTGTTAGATACCCAATCGCTCATGTCCAACTCATCAGGAGAGAATGCGCCATGCGGAGTGTAATACACGGTAAACCAATCAACGGTCCCCGTCGTGTTGCCCCATTCAGCCGTCTGCGAAACGGAAGAATCGCCAACTACCTGAAGGTAGTGATTTTGTCCATCGTCGTCCTCAACAATTTCGCGCATATAGAGGCGAGCGGTTCCGTCGGAGGCCAAAGTCAAACGCAGGAGGGCGGGAACAGAATTATCCTCACGACCGCGCAAATCCAACCCGTTGCTGCTGACGGTAGTCGTTCCAACGAGTTGCACCTCGTCGTTTCCGAAAGCACGCACCTCAGCCCGATGGCTTCCATTATCAAGCACCATCAGGACTTCACCGTTCGTCGGGACGCTTTGGTGTTGGAGGGCAAGCATGAGGGTCAAGTCGTTCTCATCGTTCCCTACGGTCTGCGCCCAGACCTGCCCGCTCCCGCTGATTCTCCAAGCATCACCGGACACTTCGCCATCTGATGCAGAGCCCGTCAGCGTCCAAGCGGCGTTGTCTTTTCCGTTCGGACTTGCAGGGTTGTTTCCAACCAAGCGAGCCGTCCAATAATCGTCATTCCCTGCAACCGTCATACGAGCGCATACCTCCCGTAGCCATCCTTCACAACGCTCTTAAACAAATGAAATGTCTTTTTGACGTCTTCGGGAAAGTGCTTGACGACGTGGTTTTCGATGTTCAGCATCACGTCATAGGTGCGAGAAAAACCGGGGTGTGTGGCCCGCTTCATCATCGCAACCGTGTTGAATCCGGGCTGACCCGTCTTCTTGAAAAAGCCCGTCGAAGAACGAACCATGTCGGGCAAGTAATGGGGATAGCGAAAAGGCTTCATGCCCCCAACGACAATGTCGGAAAGGCGACCGCCACGACTTCCGATAACACCCTCATGTGCCTTTGTGAAGTGGCTTCCCATGTGGACTCGGAAGTGTTCTTGGCCGGGAACTTCGTCATACTTCAGAGCGTTCGCCACCTTCACATAGATGTTGTCTGAGAACCCGAATCTGTCCCACGGGTAAACCTCCACCATCTCAAGTGGTCCCGCCATCTTTTTCAAAACCTCCTTTGTCTCTTCGATTGCAGACTCGATGCGTCCGGCCAATACGTTTCTGATGATTTGCGGTCCATCAACTCCCATGCGATTGAGAGCCTGAACTACCTCATGCTCGTCCCAATCCATGCGAAACTGAGACTGAATCGCACCGCCACTTGCGCCTCGCGGTCCAACTCGGGGAGAGGACCTGTGGGGGCCACCGGCCCCATAGCGCATGACGGAACGAACCATTCATACCGTCCCCAAATGTGCAAGCCTTTGCAGTTCCATTCGACCTCGCTCACGGAGGTTTGTGCCGCGCATATCGCTACCTGTCTGGTGCGTTGCCTCGTCTTCAAGGTAAAGCCCTGCCGCAATATCGGCAACGATTTCCCGAAGGATGTGTGCGAAAGCACCCTGTTGCACGGTATCGCCGGAGGCGTGGTCGAGCGAGAGATTGGTGACGCCACTCAAGGTGTTCCCTGCCTTGCCCGTCCAAGAGAAGGTATCGCTTTCGATGTTGCCGCTTCCGCTTGTTGCAAAGGAGGAAGCGTCAGCAAGCGTGATGCTCGTTGAACCTGCGGCAAACGCGCCGTCAAGTGTGGACTCAGCAGTTTCTTGGCTTGGGACGGTTCGCCCGTAATCGCGGAACGTAATGTCCACCTCAACCGAAGCGCGGCGAATAGCAGCCGTAAGCCTGCTTGATGCTCTCGTCCTCTGGGAAGAGTCGAGACCCAAACGGGAGCCAACGTCAGAAGTTGTGCAGTAAGCCATTCATCATCACCCCATCAGCCTCTCAATGATTTCCGCCTTCGTGCCTTCGACATCCACGCCACGCTCTTCAGCAAGAGCCATCAGTTCATCCTTTCGCATTTTCTTCATGGCTCCAATCGAGGGAAGAGACGCCACTTCTTCGACAATGTCTTGGACTTCATCAATGACTTCCATGACTTCGTCAAGCGTGACTTCGCCATCTTCCGTGACCTTTGCGTAAAGACTACGCAGCCTACCGAAATATCGCCAGATTAGCAAGACAATAAGCAATTCAACGAGTCCGGCAGCAGCAAGCAAACCCAAACTTTCCATTCCAATTTCCATTTCATTCACTCCTTATATTCGACGCTCACACAATTTGAAAGCGGGATAACCATAAAATGCCTGTCGGCCCCTTCGTGATATAATCGGTAGCCATGTGATGTCTCTTCAATCTTCACCCTTGCAAAGCACTTTTCAGGGGGCCGATACACAATCTTTCCTGTTCTCACTTCTTCCACCACCGCCACTTAAAAATGCGGATTCCATTTCTGTAAACCTGACGGTTCAAAATGTCTTCAACGTAAAGGTCAAGCCAAGGGTCACGCATTCCGCCACCCCTCAATCTGTTCGTCGGTCGGTGCATCACCGTGACCGGACGGCCATGCCTCGCGCACGAATACCCCGTCCACGACAAGGGCATAGTCCACAAAGTCCTGATGCTCAAGCGTTGTGTTGGCGATAATGGCTTCCTCAATTGTTAGCATCAGTCAATCCTCCTAACTAAACAATGATTCTGAAAGCCGACGGTTGTTCCCGAGTTCTCATAGCAGGTCATTGACGAGAACCCCGTGATGTTCCAATACACAACAGGCGTGATGATGTCGCCTACCTGAAGGTCAAGGTTGCGAAGAAGGGTGTTAGGCATCGAGGACGAATAGGCCATTTGGATTGGGCCGAGTTCAGTCGTTGCCCCCCGCGTAATCCATAGCCGGGTGTAGTTCGTATAGGACGAAGACCACGCCAGACCCCACCCACCCGTTGTGGCCCTGAAAACAATGGCGAGAATAATTTGGTATGTGCCTGCCGCGTTGATGGTGATTTGTCCCGTGACGGGGTCATACGTTGGGGCTGTTCCGCTTGTGGTTCGCACAACAAAGTTGTTCAGCGTGTTCCATGATGCCTTCGTGCCTGCCGTCATGGACGAGGTTCCCGTCTGCGCCACGCCGGGGTCCAAAAGCAACAAATCGGGGGCAGGTGCGCTCGTCAGGTAGCCTGCTGCTGCATGGTCGCCCCATCCGTAGGCTGTGTTCCAATTCGCAATATCGGGAGAGGTAATCCCCGAAGCCGCAGACGCGGTGAACACGGGGTCGGTTTCAGCCGTCAGGAAGGCCGCGTGGTTGAAGGTGGCTTCGTGGGTGGCTACGGCCCCCGCAGCCTCATACAGACCCGCGTGGTCGCCCCAACCATAGGCGGTGTCCCATT